CTGGAAACTGGCGTATTAAAACTGTAGGATCGCTTGCGGATAAACTTAAGGGCGGTGACGGGATTATGGATATTGTCGGTATGATGGTGATATCCAAAGACCGTGAAACGACAGCTTGTGATTTTGCGCATTTTATTGCCGACAGGTTAAAAGAATTTAGGCCGGTATGTGCTCGTGGTAAAAACAGACCTGTGTATATCCAGGGAACTAAAGAATATGTTAATGCCGTGAAGCAGAATCTTAGTGAGCTGGATGTTGATTCGGATGAATATTTGGTAAAAATTGATACCGATGAAAAGTGCGAACAACGAGGATATTCTATCTATGAAGTATCTAAAGTAACATTTGCTGTGGATATTGATGATGTTGAGATTCCAGTTGAAATACAGTTTCTTACAAAAGACGAACGGCATCGTGCGCGTATAGAAGAAATATCTCATCTTATCTATAAATATCTACAGTCTCTGGGTTTTAGCGAAGACAACCTAGAGAAAGAGACGACTCGTCAACGTGTCGAGAGAATGAAAATAGTCAGTCTTGCGAAAGAGGTCTTAGGCGCGCTACACAAGCGACGTTATGACATGAAAGATAGTAAAAACACTGGTAATCTTGGGCTTAATCCGAAATCTCTGTCTAATGAAGACAAATTTATCGAGAGTCTTATTGAGCTTTGCCCTGATAAATTAACGACTTGCGCGTGATATAATCATATCACGAAATAATCTTACATGATATAAACAGCGACCACCTCTGTTAGTCAAATCTATCAACCATGAATCGACTTCGCGTCGATTCTTTTTTTATTTGACGTAAAAATGAGGCTAGAAATCCTGTACGTTCAGCATTTGTAGCTTCATCAAACGTCAGAGGTATGTTTTTGGCAAAAAACGGAGAGTTGGCTAGGAATAATTAGCAACCACGTTCAATTTTGTCAGGATGTACAGGCGAAGACATCTAACAAGTATGAGAGTGACTGCGAGCACTCTTGTACGTAAAACGAAAGGAGCTGAAAAATGGCAGCGAAAAACAAACAGATCAAAAAAATCATTAGCTGGGTAGTTGGTTTACCGGCGGCGCTAATTGCAGTCAGCGAGCCAACAGACTTGCGCCTCTGGTGGGTGCAGTTCGCGGCAATCGCGGTGCTGGCGGTCGTATTGTTCGCCAACGGCGTGTTCGACGAAACTATCCAAGAATTAAAATCGCGAAAGGAGATTTGGCGATGAAGATACACGTAAACGTGATACCGTCACAAGTTCAACTGGTGACGGTACATAAGCGCGAGCCTATCAATAGGGTGATTGACAGGCTGCGCAAGTTGGACGACCGTGACTTCGACAAGTCGGTCAAAGCAGCGAAGTGGTTGCGGATTTTCGACAAAGGAATGAAGTGGATTGAGGGTAAGTTTTATGGACGAAAATAGTTTGTTTGAAAAATTAGAAAACCTAATCGATCCGACATTTCTCGACCGTGCTTTGGCAGGGGAGGCGTAAGTGGCAGACGCTTACTATAGCCGACCAGAGTGGTCATACTCATCAATGAAGCTGATTCTTGATCACGGTATCGATTACGCAGTTGCAGCTAAACGCGGAGACTTGCCAGACCTAGATAGTAAAGCTATCGATCTTGGTCAGCTGGTTCATATGCTGGTGCTCGGCGGTGAAGATCAGTTCGCTATCAGCCCATTTGAAAACTTCTACTCGAAAGAATCCAAGATGTGGCGCGATGAGCAGAAAGCCGCTAGCAAACACATTATCACTCTAGGCATGTTCAAGGCTGCTGATCAGATTTTGAAAAATATCGAGAATCACTCGTTGGCGAAGCAATACATTTTCGCCAAAGGCGCAACCTTTGAGCACGAAATGTACGCTCGCACTGCCGACGGCGTAGATATGAAAGGTAAGGCTGATGTGCTGATTCGCACTAATGAATCTGCCATGATAACCGACCTGAAAACTACCGCAAAGTTCGACAAGTTTTTCAAAACTGCGCAGTCAATGCACTACGATTTGCAGTCAGCAGTTTACACGCTGGTGACGGCATCAAGCTTAGAGCTAGACCCGGCGCTAGTCAAGTTTGCCTACTGTGTGGTTGAGACCGTCGCACCATACCGCGTGCAATTCATGATTGCCGGCATCGACTTTGTTGAAGCTGGCGAACGCAAGTTGCGTACGTGTGTCGACGAGATCATAAAGTTTGGCGACAGCGAGCCGAATTTCCTCATCGAGGAGGTGAGGGAGCTGGGCGACTGGAGCCTGTAAAAGAAAGGAGAATATGAAAGTCTTTAATAGTTTAGATCCGACCGAAAAACCATCAATTCTGATGGTTGTGTATGGCGAGGGCGGCGTTGGTAAAACAACGTTTGCAGCCACCGCACCACGACCGATTATCGCTGACTGCGAAAACGGTAGTAAATACTTCGGACTTCGCGGCATCGCGGCCGACGTGGCGCTGATTGAAAAATGGGACGATATGCAGGAGTTCATGCAAATCGCACTCACTGAAGACTACGACACGGTAATCATCGACCCGATTGGCGAGCTGATGGAGAAGTTGATCGCCTACATGCGAAATAGAGCCGACAGCAAATTGGTCCAGCGTGACGGCAACCCGACAATGGCGGGCTGGGGTTGGCTGAAGTCAACCATGCGAACGTTCTTGAAAACCATGCGTGATAGCGGTAAGCATATCGTTATCGTGGCTCACGTTCAGGAGAAAGACGACGACGGCCGCGTTATTAAACGTCCAATGGTTGCTACAAGGCTATCTGAGGAGCTTGTTAATCTGGTGGACATCGTCGGCTACATGACGACGATCAATGATAGCGAAACTGGTGACACCAAGCGACTGATCATCGTTGATCCAGCCAGCGACAAATACGTCGCCAAGGATCGCACTGGTCGGCTAGGACGTTACATTGAACCAGACTTTACGAAGATCGTCGATGGCGTTCGAGGTGACGCTGAGTACGCGTGGATCACGGCAGCACCAGTATTGGCAAGCCGAGAGCAAATCGAAGCAGCCGCTAAACCAACCGTTCCAAGCTCACGTGTCGAAATGACAGACGCTCGCTTGGGTAAATCTGAAGCAGACAGGAAATAAAGGAGGAACATGTCACAACTACAAGAATACGTCGATTCGCAAGTAGCTACGATATCGCCGTTCAAAATCAAATCGCAAGAGCTTTTGGAGCAAGCCAAAGCCAAAGAAATCACCGACGACGTAACCGCCAAAGAAGCAGTGGCAATCCGTAAGTTGATCACCTCGCACCGCACCGAAGTCAAGAACGCACGACTGGCGATCACTCGCAACTTTGACAGCGTCAAGTCACAATTCATCGACGCTGAAAAGGAAGTTCTGGCACCAGCTGAAGAAGCACTAGAGAATATCAGCCAGAAAATCCTCGCTTACCAAGAAGAGCAGGAGCGGCTAGCAAAAGAGGAAGCGGCACGCGTTGACGCTATCTGTGCCAAGTTCGCTACCAACGCCAAATCACTACGCAGCCAGAAAGCCTGCGACGAGCGAGGCGCTGAGTTGAAACAGATATTCGCTGAGTTACCTGAAGCTGACCAGAATCACGCTGAAATCAAGCTGGCATTCACCAAATCCATCAACGAGTTGTTGACACGTAAAGACGAATTGACGACCGCCGAGCGCGACGAAGCTGAAGCTGCGAAACTAGCAGCACAGCGTAAACGCGAACAGGAAATCGCTGAAGCCGAGACAGCCAAAGCTGCTAAAGCACAACAGCCAGCCGTTAAATCTGGCATTAAAACCAAGACGGTGTTCACGGTCACCAATCCTGAGTTAGTGCCGCGCTACTTGTGCGAGCCAAGCGACAAACTAATCCGCGAAGCTATCGCTAATGGATTACGTGAAATCCCAGGCGTTGAAATCCGCGAGGAAAAGAGTTTCTAATATGGCAGCAATTAACACAGTAACCCTAATCGGCCGTGTTGTCCGCGACATTGAAGTCAAATCGACAAATAGCGGTAAGTCCGTAGCCTCATTCGCACTAGCGGTTGACGGCTACGGCAAGGATGCCGACGCTAGCTTTATCGATTGCGTTGCTTGGAATAAAGCGGCCGAACTACTGGCGGAATATGCACCAAAGGGCAAGCAGATTGGTATTACTGGCAGATTGCAAACGAGAATCTGGGAGAAAGATGATATCAAGCGCAAAGCTACTGAAGTTATCATCGATCAGTTCCAGCTTTTGAGCGACGCTAAGGGTAGTAGCAATACCGCGCCAGCCACAGAACGATATGCCGAAGAGGACACTAAATCAGCAAATACAACGACTAAACAAGCGGCGAAAGCTACCGAGGATGTCGACCTCGACGCGCCAATTGATTTGAGCGAAATACCATTTTAATAAGTGAAAGGAGAGCCATGGCAGGAACGGAAGCGGGCGGTAAGAAAGCCGCCGCAACAATTCTCGCAAAAAATCCAAACTTCTACCGTGAAATTGGCAGAAAGGGTGGATCGAGGTCAAGAGGCGACAAAACAGGCTTTGCACTCAATCGGGAGGCAGCTCGGATTTGCGGCCGAATCAGCAAACGCAGACCTAAGCAGGATGACGAGCTGGCTGAATTTGAAAAAACCGCACCGTACGGCAGATGCAGTATGTGCAATTTGGCACTTATTCAATCTGACGCAGAGCGAAAAGACTATCCAGACATGCACGAAAACTGTATGTATGAGAGGTTTGGAGATTGAGGAGTCGTGACTAAAAAAGCACTTCGCAAAAAGCAGCGCCGCAAACGCAAGAAACTGGAGGCTACGTAATGTCTATGATGAATTGCGCATTCACGGTTCGCTGGAGCGACGAGAAAAACAAACCGCACTCGAAAACCTACGCTACCGAAGCTGATGCTAAGCGAGCCAAGAAGTGGCTACTAGAGCACGGCGTTCGGAGCGTAGACATTGCGGTCAAGATAAATAATAAGCCAGCCGGCAGCTTGAAAGACGACAAACAGTCTGAGACTGAGGCTGAGCAGAAGGGATTTTGGTGGGAGAAGTGATTGACGACAATCAATTCGACATATTCCAGTGGGCAAACTGGGCTGATGCTAATAAGAAAGATCTGCTCATCGACCTGTTTATTTTCAATAAAAACTTTACACCATACGTGTTACCGCTGAAGACATCGGCCATAGAAGACCAAATGCGATCACTGTTTCTTTACGACATGATCAATTTTGTGGAGACTGGAGCAGCAGTTGGATTGTCTGTCAGGGACTACGCGACAAACGATCAAATGGAAAATGTTTTGCTATACAGCGAGCTTGAGAGCATTCAGCGTGCCGACACGCTCATCTATCTTCTTGGCGATGACAATATTGCTGAGTTCAACGAGAAAGAACACGAGATGAAGCGTATGCACGGTATTGTAGCGCGGTTTAGCGACCCAAAAGATCCAGACAAGACCTTTTACATCGCCAAACAGCTGCAACGGTCGCAGATGTTGAGCGGAAGTCTCACGTGGCAAGTTAGCGGCAGTGACTTTGGCGAGCTTAATACCGACGCAGCATTTAAGATACCAGCCAACAATCAGGTATTGATCGCTGGCGGGAAAGTGTTTGCGTTTAATCCAAAGAAGTTTGTCAATTTGTTCAAACAAGATCCATCAAGTGGTATCGCAGCCAAGCAAATTGCCAAGCACCTAACGGAGAAGTTTGCGTTGTCATTCCCAGAGGGGTTGTCGCTAGGTGAACTAGCTGACAACAGCAGGTCATTGACCGACACATTGCTAAAGCTAGACGTTGAACATCTACCAGACCAACAAAGAGTCATCGATCACGCTGACGAGATGAACTTAGCGCTCATGACAGACAATAATGACGGTATTATCATCATGGATAACCGTGACGCAATGATGTTTGTCAATATTCTGGCCGACAATTACGTCGATAGCAATCTGACTGGATCACACTATCTCGCAACCAGTAAAAAGCGGATCGATGGCGACTCGCAGATGAACATGAATATATAAACGCTATTAACTAATGACCTATCACATGTCAATAAACTGGATGAACATTAGCATCGACCGTAGAACTGGTGGCATAATCTGAGGAATAAAGCTGGGTTCCCGAACGGGAGTAAGCCGAAAGGTGAGAAGTCCTTTGCTCCGTGATTGTGCTGTCAACTGGACAGATGATTTTATGCCCACCCGGGTCATCTGTCTAATAGGCGACATCAATCCTTAAAGTAATTAATCAATGATATACATTTTGGTGTCGCCTTGCCCCAGTTCTGCGGTTGAAATTACTAACTACAAATAAGCGAGAATAAAATAACAGAGGTGGAATTACTAAATATCGTGCCTCGTATAAATAAAGGATAAAGAATGAGTGAAACAGTAGGATTCAAAGGAAAACTTAAACTTTGTAAAAAATATAAAGATGCTGATGAACTTCAAGCTAATTTGAAAAAGTTCTGGCAAAGTATTCCTAGAGAAGAACGTGATAAATACTATAAAGACGCAGAAGAAATTGACGAATACAAGCTAGAGGACAACGGCTATATTGTTATCAACGGAAATTGTATTTATAAAGTTGAATTAGACAAAGATTTCGACGTGTATGACAACTTTGTTGAAGTCAATCAGATTCAAGATGGTGTCTATGAATTCATAACGCAGTTCTACAACGGCTCGACCTGCCTCAAAGAAATGTTGCAGGAGGGTTTTGACAAAATAAGACAAGGAAATTAATTGAGGTGGATTATGGAATACACAACTCGCACAGACAAATCATGCTATTGCCATACATGCGATAAGGAATTTCACTATCTCGGTATCAATCGTCACGTCGCAATGCATCGAGATAAGCGACAGCGCTGTAAAGTTACTTATAACAGGAGTGAGAAGAATGAATAAAAAAGAAGACTTGTTTATATTCATAATATTTGTGGTGGGAATCATTGGTGTTATTGCATTCAATGTTTGGGTGTCTACAGAAGAGAGGCAAATAAGCGAAGCTGAAGCCCGTTGTAAATCGATTGGTGGCGAGAGGGGCTACCTCAAGTGTTATAAGAATGGAAAGGAAGTCTAATGCGTGAACTAAAAGTTAGGGCTTGGTACAAGCCATATAAACAAATGTGTCAGGTTGAATCATTACGATTTGATGGGAATGGAGTTTATACAGCCGTTCTTATAGAGGAGCCTTTTTATGACCGAAGACTTGTTGAGGCAGACGAGATTGTTATTGAGCAATTCACAGGATTGAAAGATAAGAACGGTACAGAAATCTACGAGGGCGATATTCTTATAGACGATACTGGCGAACCTATTGAGTACTGGGTGGTTAAGTTTTCTGATGGTGGATTTGTAGGTGAGTGTGCAGGCGTGGCTGAGCCTCTCTTTGAACTAACAAACCTAGAAATCGCTGGCAATATTCACGAGAACCCTGAATTGTTGGAGGAGAAATGAAACTATATAAACTACTGAAAGATTTACCAACCGTTAAAGCTGGGGCAATCTTCAAAGAAAAAATTAAAATCGATGGCACAAGGGTTTTGAAAACATGTGGATCAAGACATAAACATTCAATTCTTGTTAGAGAAATCGATAATTTTGACGAGTGGTTCGAATCAACAAGCAGTATTAGTTGGAATCTTAAATGGGGCGATAGATATTGGTACATTGACTATTGGGGTAATGTTAACTATCGCAATTACGCAGACGCTACCATTGACAGATTGAATATTGACAATGGTAATGTTTATTACACCGAAGAAGAGTGTAAAAAAGCTCATGAACGTAAACTGGCTGAAGTCAGACTGCGAAAAACGTCAACGTTTGAGCCAGACTTCAAAAATGGAAACGGCGGCTGGATTGTCGGCTATGACCATCGTCTTGAAGAGTTGACTTGCGATAGTATCGATTGCACTGATTATGGCGAACCAGTTCGTTACGCAACCAGGATAGACGCTCAAAAATCCATTAAAGAACACAAAGCTGACTGGTTGAAATATTTTGGAATTAAGGAGTGGGAATAATGCCTAATCTCGCAAATATAGATAATCCAACCGAGGATCAGGAGCAAGAAGCATTTGTACAGTGGTTGCGGCTAAAAGGCTACCCACACTTTCGTGTGCCAAACGAGACCTACACCCGAAGTTAGAGCCAGAAAGCGAAAAATAAGAAACTCGGCGTGAGTTCTGGCGTGCCTGACTTGGCCGTAGTCGTGCCGGATGTCTGGTATGGATACGGCGACAATGTGCCTCGAGAGGATCTATCATCATATACCAATACATACGCAAATCGTTTGGTATTCATCGAGATGAAACGCAAGAAAGGAGGTGTAACGTCAGCAAATCAAAAACAGTGGATTAAAACGCTCAATGAGGCTGGTATTCAGACTGTTGTTTGTAAGGGCTGTAATGCAGCGATTGAGTTTATTGAGTCAATAACTTGAGAGGTTTATGACTGAAGTGGAACGCTTGACTGCTTGATAAAACAGTCAAAGCATTTTATAGCTAGGCGCTGGTGAGATTGAGCGGTTGGGAGGCCGCGATTGCCAGCGCCTAATCTGTATATTTCAGAGGTAGAGGAGGGATAACAAACATGGTTAAGTGGCTAAAAATTGACAAACAAGACAAGACGAGGCGACGCCGTCAGGAGATCGGGCAGGTCGCCATTTATTATATTTCGAAACAAGCAATTATTATTGGCGACGAGCGAAAATGTAAGCCGTTGTCGCACTACATTCTCTTGCAGTCTTGGCAAGACCGAAACAAGAAACCATACCAAAATATGCTGCGCAAATTGAGAAACACGAAAGATTTGACTTTCATGCAAGCACAGCTCATCGCAAATAGTTACGGTGTGCACATCTCAGCTGTTTCCGAACAGTCGATACCAAAAGAGCTGCGCGTCAATCTCTAGAATTATAATCATGAAAGATGACTTCAAATCATGTCCTAAATGCGGCCGAAAGTATAAGCGGCAGGACAATTACGATATCCATGTAGCTGGTTGTAAACGTACGTCGCCATCAACTCATGGCGGAGCCAGGAAAGGTAGTGGCGGAGTTAAAGGTAAAAAGACTCAAAAGGTTCTCGACCGCATGAAAGAGAAGCAGCGAATTTTAGACCGAATCACCAGAAACGCTGACAAGTTGTACGAGGCGCAGTTCCGATTGGCGACAGGTGTGCAACTACTGTTCGTTATAAAGACCGACCGAAAAGGCAACCGATTGCCGGCAGAGCAAGTTACCGACCCTGAGACTATTGCGGCATTTCTTGACGGCGAACTTGATGGCGTAGATGATGAGTACTACTTTATCGCGACGCAGAAGCCTGACAACAAGGCGATCAAGGACATGCTAGACCGAGCGTTTGGCAAGCCAGTTGATCACGTTGACATGGATGTCAGCGTTCGCGAGAAACAGCCGCCAAAGATCGTATCGGCCATCAAGCCGCGCAAAACGAAAGGCGAGTAGTTTATGTCGCTAGAACTGAAGCCAAAACAGCAGAGCGTTGTCGATATTATTAACGATTGCCCTGAGGTTGATACTATTTACCTGATCGGTGCGGTCGGTACGGGCAAGACAGATATTGCGGCCAGTATCGGCATAGATATTTGCGACACATTTGAGAAGACATACTGGACGGTCTTTCGCAAGAATATCAGCACGGCGAAGCGGTCGGTGATTCCGTCGTATCTGACGATGCTCGATCGCAAGAACTTCAAAGAGGGCGAGGACTACACATACAACGGCCAAGATTATGAGATTAAGTTCCCAAACGGCTCAAAGATTGGTTTTGTGGAGGCGGATGAGACGAAAGACAGGAGCGGCCAGAAAATTAAGGGTATCAATGCTAGTGCTAGTCATATTGACGAGGCTGACGAATTGTCGTTGACGATGTTTACTACAGCTAGATCTCGTAAAGGTCGCCGCAACACTAACGGACAGCCGAGCATCGCCATTATCACCCTCAATCCAAACGATGTTGATCATATTAAAGAGGTATACATGCGCTGGAAATACGGCGGAAATGGCAAGTATGAGCCACTGCCACCGAATATTCGCGTGGTCGAGTTTGACTTGTCTGATTCATGGCAGATGCAATCAGACATTGATGCTATGATGACCAACCCGACATGGTGGGTCGAACGGTATCTGAAAAACAACTGGGAATACCAAGACGAGAGCAAAACGATATTCCGTTCGAGCATATTTGCCAAGGCGATTGTGAGTAGTTATACACCAGGTCGCAAGACGACTGGGTATGACGTAGCACGTGATGGAGTTGACCGTAGCGTTGCGGTTGACTGGGAAAATCTGACGCTAATTGACGGCACGATTACCAAAGACTCAAACGAACAGATAGAGACTGGCAAGCAAGCCGAGTGGCTAATTGAGCATTCAGATAACTTCTCTATTGGCTACGAGAATATTGCAGTCGACGGCGTGGGTGTTGGTGTTGGTGTTATTGACGGGGGTAAAGACCGCGGCGCTGAGTTCGCGGTGTTTAAGTCTGGCTTTTCGCCCGACCCATTCCTGACATTCGGCGACGAACCAAAGAGCCGAGAGGACGCCGAACATTCACAGGAGCTGATGGCGTTTAATAATTTACGTTCACAGGTGGCGTACATGCTGGCAATGGGACTGGATAGCGGCAAGGTGAAAATCCTCGACAGCTTTCCATTTATTAATGAGTTTATTAAGGAGGCACAGATGCATCACCACGAATATAAGGATAAGGTGTTTGTGCTGGAATCCAAAGAGTCAATCAAGAAACGACTCGGCAAATCGCCTGACATATTCGATTCTGTATTGATGGGCTTTTGGCTGCAATTGCGACATGAAGTGGTGATGGAGTGGGGCGGAATTATGTAATCCGTATATTTACAGTTAGAGGATTATATGAAATTGAAAGACTTTTTGCGCAAATTAAAGTTTCAAAAGCCAGACAGGGACACTGTCATCGAGGCGTGGATAGGACTACTAATGTTCATCGGTGTGCCATTTTGCATTTGGCTATATTACGGCGGCAAGGTCGCCACGGTGGTGTTTGTCGGCGTGCAGCTGATATTTTGGTCGGTTTATTTATACAGGAGCAATAAGTAGATGGGAATTATTAAAACAGCTATGGGGTTAAGTGGTGAGCGACGTGTGAGTGGTGTTGACCCCGCTTTTCAGAGATTATCAATGTTTGATCATTACCGAGCCAGCAGTTACGCGACAGCTTATCCTAATATTCGAACGGTTGCCAACAAGTATATGACAGTGCGGCCGTTTGCTATTGATGGAAATGGAAAACGGATTGATCATTGTGTTATTGACGCGCTGTACCACCCGAATAAATCTGACAGTTCGGTGGCATTTGCTGAAAAAATAGCCGTTTCGACATTGTCTCTACGGAAGACGTACATTTTGGTTTGGAGCAACTATGGCGGAGTAGCAAAGCCTGGCGGTGATTTTATGGGGCAGGGCGGCAAGAATATTGCTGGTTTCACGTTCTTGGAGTTTCCGCGAGTTGCACGAGTTGGCGACAAGACAACATACACAGTCGGCACACAGACGTTTACTGAAGATGAAGTGCTGGTATTGCCTGGTGGTGTTGATCCAAACGATCTGTATGCTGGCTATTCGCCGTCTGAAGCCTCACGTCGGTGGGCGACACTCGATGATTACATCGCCGATTTCCAGGCTGGCTTTTTCGAGAACGGAGCGGTGCCGGCTGGTCAGTTCATTATTACCGCACCAACACGGCAATCATTTCAAGAGAGCGTAGCGATGTTGCAAGACGCTCATCGCGGAGCCGGCAGCAACAACAACGTCACCTACACGCACCGACCGGTTGACTCTAAGACTGGCAAGCCATCGACTACCGCGGCTGTTGAGTGGGTGCCGTTCTCACAACCAAATAAAGATATTGACTTCGAGAACTTATTTAAGCAGGTTGATAGGCGGATTGACACGTCATTTGGCGTTTCAGCTATTATGAAAGGTATTGATGACACAGCTACGTACGCCAACGCACAGGTGTCAAAGCAGGTGTTTGCCGAGAATGTCGTTGACCCACTACTGTTACGTAACTACACACAGTTGACGCACGAATTGAACCGAATCACTGGTGGCATGGGTATGGCCATAACTTACGAATTTGCTATTCCTCAGGTTGTTGACGAGGTCAAAGTGCAAGCTGAGGCTGATGATATTCGGATTAACAGCATCTTGAAATTAGAGGCAGCTGGATACAGTACCGAGAGTATCATTGACGCGTTGAAATTGCCGAACAACTTTAAGCTGTTGCGTAAGGGCGACTACGAGCCGCCAGAGATTGAGAACGATAAGCCGGATGTTGACGAGGGCGATGAAGTAGCAGACGCGCCAGATCGCCGCAAGGTTGGCGACACGGGGGTTTGGGGAGAAGCGAATGGCACCAGCCCAAAAGCATCAGCCGACAAGCAGCCACAGACGCTCGATGACTTTGAGCAGCTGATTTATGATGCAACGACTGAGTTTATGCAGAAACAAGTCGACCGAGCTATTGCTGAATCACGCCAGGTGGCTGGAAACAGCACCGAAGAAGACGACGAGCAGAACGAGTTTGTCGAGGCATTGCTACTGATCATCGTGGCGTTGATGATAGTTCAAGGTGCGATTTACTTTGAGGACGGCAAACAATTATTGATAGACAACGGTGTATCTACTGCTGGATTGACTGGCTTTGTGGTGGCGGCATCGACACAGGAAGCTTACAGAGGTTATCTGCTAAACGTGGCACGCTCATACGCTGACGATACAGCCGTCTCAATCCGTCGCGTGCTTGATCATGCGGCATCTCATGGCTGGGCACAGTCTGAACTGGAGGAGAAGCTGCGAGGCATCATGAAGACCGATGAGTGGCGGGTGCAGCGAATGGCTCGTACTGAGATATCACGAGCTGATGCATTGTCGAGTGTTGAGGCGATGAAGCAAGTGCAAAACCAAACGGGAACGCTGATCGAGAAAGCAATGGAGAGCGATACCGGCAAACCGTGTGAGTTTTGTGCCACGCTAATCGATAAGTGGGTAGCAGTTGACGAGCCAATCCTAAATCTAAATGAGGCGATCATTGGCAGAGACGGTGGCATATTTATCAATAATTTCGCGCAGAACGACGGCTACGATGTCCACCCGAACGGGCATTGCCACCCGAAGTACCGCGTCGTCAAGGCATATCTCAATGCTGAGCGGCGAATTATTGATGAAGAGATGGCTGATTTAGATTTGCGATGCGAGGAGTGCGGCCGCTACCTGAACATCAAGGGTGTGACGCAGATGATCGCACAGATACGTTGCAGCAATGCGAAGTGTAAGCACGTCAACAATATCAAGATTGTGAACGCCACTTCGACAGACGACCAAGTGCGTTATGAGTTCGATAAATCGTAATCTGTAGTCTTAGAAATAAGACGAGAGCAAGACGCTCAAATTGGACGGGCAAGCAGGAGTCGAAAGCAAACTTTAACAAGGAAATAAAGCATGAAGTTCTGGAAGTGGAGCAATTCCGTTTCATCGAATAATCAAGAGCTTATACTTGACGGGCCTATCGCGAGCGACACTTGGTGGGGCGACGAAGTCACACCCGACCTCTTTCGCGAAGAACTCAAGCAGCACGCGGGCGATTTGACAGTTGTCATTAACAGCCCCGGCGGCGACGTGTTCGCAGGCTTGGCGATTTATAACGCACTTGTGAATCATAACGGAAATGTCACTGTCAGGGTTGATGGTTTAGCGGCGTCGATTGCATCAGTAATTGCGATGGCGGGTGACAAGATTATCATGTCGCCAGGTTCAATGATCATGATTCACCGCCCGTCCGTTTATGCGGCTGGCACAGTGGACGACATGGAGAAAGCCAAAGATGTATTGCTGAAGATCGAGGAGGGAATCACGCCTATCTACGCCAAGCGAACAGGGCTGAGCGATGAAAAGATCACTGAGCTGCTGGAAGCCGAAACGTGGATGCTTGCCGATAAGGCTGTCGAGCTCGGTTTTGCCGATGAGGTGTCTGAGGCACCAGAGAAGCAAAAGCAAGACGAGGGCGTACAGAATGCGATGGGTATGAACTTTGCATTCAGTATGTCGGCAGTCAAGCAGGCAGACGCCAAGCCAATGCAGAGCCTGGTTGAACAGATCAAGGCGAAAGCAGAGGCGGAGGCAGCCAAGACGGCAGAGCCAGCCGAGGAAACGACGACTGAACCTGAAACGAAAACTGACGAACCAGCGGTACCGGAAGCCGCGCCAGAGGCAGAGCCTACTGACGAAGCTGAGCAATCAGAGCCGGAAGAATCAACTGATAACAATCCTGAGGAGGATACGGAAATGGAAGCGAAAGACATTGCAAAAATGCAAGTTAAAGAACCAGCTGATCCAGCAGCTGTCGACAAAGGTACTGTCGTAAATTACCTGGACACACCAAAGGCGTTAGAAGATTTTGCTGACGTGTTGGTAGCACAAGCAGGTGCTGGTGCGGCAGCCGTTCGCGAAGCGTGGATGGACAAGCTTGAGGCTAACGGTGTACAGATGGCTGTCACTGGTGCCGACAAACTATTCCCAGCACCAGTTGTTGAGGCAGTTGAGAGTGCGTTTAAGGCTGGCGGACCAATTTGGAACCTGGTTGACAAGACTGGATTAGACGCTTACAACACCGCTTGGGATACTAACACTGATGGTGCACTAGGACACCAGGCTGGTAAAGACAAGAAAGAGGCTACAATTGCCATCGAAAACCGCATACTTGAAGGTCAATACATCTACAAGTACCTCACTCTTGACAAGGAAACTATCCGCAAGAACAAGAGTACTGGCTCGCTATTGCGCTATGTGTTGCAAGAGTTGCCAAAGAGAATTATCGCAAGTATCGAGCGTGCGATTGTTATCGGTGACGGCCTAGCCGACGCTAGCGACGACAAGATCAAGTCGTTTATATCTGTCAAAGCTGACGCTAAGGCTGGCAACGTGTTTGCTAAAACCTATACGCCGAAATCAGGGGAAAGTCGCCGTACTGCTATCTTGAATGCACGCGACTTAATCGAGGCTGAGGGCGACGTTTACATTATCGCAAAGCGTGGCTACCTCACTGCCCTGAAAGATGAGCGAGGTACTGACAAGCACATGCTATACACCCCAGGCGTTAACATCTTGGAAGACTTGGAGCTTGCTGGCAAGTTCACGCCACAGTGGTTTAACGACACTAACGACGCCGAAAACGATGCCTACTTGGTTGTATTCAACAAATACAAGGTGGTTGGTGATCAGTCAATTGAGAGCTACACCAACTTTGCGTTGAAGCAGAATAAGCACGAATATTTGCAGGAAATCTTCGCAGGTGGCGGCTTGAGCGGCATCGCAGCAGCAGTGGCTATTAAACACGTAGCCTAACAGAGAGGGGCGTAAGAGATGGCAACATTGGTAACTAAAGAAGATATCGAGGGCGTACTTTTACGCCCCCTTTCTGATACCGAGAATAAGTACTTTGAGCAGTTATTGCAGCAGGCGACGGAGACGTTGGAGGCGTTGCTAGATGTCAAAATGCATGACGAGGCAAACGCACCACGTCGATATGAGACAACTTGCGGCTCACGTTTTCTAATTGTCGATCCGTTCACTAGTCTATTGCCAGAGGTGACGACAGAAAGCGGCAGACCGCTGGTGGTCAAGTCAGTGAGTCAAGGCGACGAGCTGAACGCCAGCTGGTTCAATATCATTGAGATGGTTGATCCGCTGGACATTGGACGGTGTATCGTCAAGGCGACGTGGGGATATGGAACGCCGTTGCCATACGGCTTGAGAATCCTCATTGCAAGGTTATTTGACACGCTGTCAATAGCTAATCAAGATAGTTTTTATAACAACGTAAAATCCGAAACAGTGCTGAGTCATTCAGTGACGTATGATAACACCAAGCAAGTTATCGACCAGTTCGCTGAGGCGAACGTTGATCTACTGGCAAAGTTTGTAAAGCCAAGCAGCAGTTGTGTGGTGTCTGGTTACACTGATACGCCACTGAGCCAGCGTGGAGTTCATCGCTATGATATTCCGCGATAGCATCACGCTGGTTGCGCCTGTCAACGGCACATATCGCCAAACTGGCGGAGAGCGGCACGACGTGAAGTGTGTTGTCGAGCAGACAAGTGGCTTGACTCGTGGCGGTAGCTACGATGCCATGACAGGTGACGCTAGAGCATATCTGGACGGCCGAGATAGCTGGTTGTCGTCAATTGGCTACTCGATTGAGGGATATTTCGCCGAGGTGACGCTGTTTGGCGTTAAGCGGGTGTACCGCGTTGCCAACGTAGCAGTTGGCAGGGTAGTTATCACAAGCGGCACAGTACAGCACGTTGAAATTGAGCTGGAAAGGCTCGACAGAGAGGTGTAATTGTGCCGGTGGTCGACAATACAGTCGCCGTCAAACGGTTCTTCCAGAATCAGGCAGCGACAGGATTGAACGCAATGGCGAATCACACTCTGACAGTATCCAACCTCACCGCACCGTTCAGACGTAGAGGGTCGCTCAAGTCCCGCAATGTCGAGGTACGGCGAATTGGCAGAGATGCTATCAGATTGACATGGAAGCCAGTCTACTCGCAGTACCAGAACCGCGGCAGGCGTGCGAATGGTACCCATGTGGTGCGTAAGTACACTACAGCCGGCACTGGTAAAGGTTTCGTTGATGAGGGTGTGAGAAGCACCATGAAAGATTACAAGAGGTTTTTTAGATGAATGTAGCATTGGAGATCGCAAAGGTAGTGGCTATTGCCGTTGGTGGAGAGCTTGGCAAAAATGTGTTTGTCGGGCGATTACCAGCAAACAAAAGCCAAGACGGTATGGCGGCAGTTGCGGCTAACGGCGGTGAATATGACGGTGGTAACTTAGGTAATACCAAACTGACCACCGAGCTAACGATTACCGTAGTGAAAGCCGATGCAGCTGAGCTGTACGAGCTCGACAGCAAGCTGAGAACAGTATTGATGCAGTTGCCATACACTGACGCGAGATTTATTCGCGTGAGCGTATTTCCGATGCAAGACAGCGCCTATGAAGCCTCTGAATTACGGATGGGGGTATGGAGTGCCCAATCTGTAACATTAGTTTTGAAAGATTAAGCAAAGGAGTAATTAAATGGCAGCAATCGATTACGCCGGCTTGAACCACGATCTGTATTTCGGGGACAAGACTGGTAAAAACTTCAAGCAAGTCCTGGGTGTGAACGACCTGGACTTTGACAACGACAAGGATGAGGTGACACGTGATTTTATCGACGGCACAAACCTCAAACTTATTAAATCGTTCAAATCGACCATCAAGTTTAAGGTGACTGACATAGGGCAGGATAACCTCAAGAATATCGTACCTGGCTATGTTTATAACAGTGGCGAGACGATTGACGGCACTACTGGCATTACTGTCGGTACAAAAGGTGCTGTACAGGTTGGCTTGCAAAAAGGCAGTTCGACACAGGTGCCCGGCGTATTCAAGCTGGTGCCGAAATTAGCAGCTCAAGCAGGCCATACGTTGTTCATGCTTGACGCTACGGCAACCCTGAGTGACATCAGCCAAGAGGACGGTTTGACTGAGTTTGAAATCAGCGTAACCGGCAAATTGATCAAGGGCGACCTGACATTTGCGTAACAGGTGTGACACGGTGATAAAAACACCGTGTCAATACCTAAATTGATAAAAAAATAATGTAGTTTTTACAACTATGGAATGGAGAATGAGATGGCGTTTGTTCTAAAAAAGAAGCAGCCTGAGAAGCGTGTATTGCTGGACATTGAAATGCCAGCAGACGGTGACGAACCAGCAAAGCACTACAAATATCTAATTCCGCGGGTCAAGCAGTACAAAGCCCTTGAAGCAAACACTGCGCGATTAAGTATTGGTGGCGAAGACGGCAAGGCCGTTACTGGTAGTGCGATTGTCATGGATGTTGTAGCTCGAGCGACAGTAGTTGAGGGAGGGTTATCTTTAAGAGATTTGCTTGATGCACTTGATAATGACAACGTCGACGCTCTACTGCTTGAAATTGTGCGATTAGCAACCACAGGGCTAACTAAGCTAGCCGCTGAGGGTATTGAAGTACGAGAAGTCGAGGCTTAGTTATGAACGAGAATAATCAGCCTGGATATGATATCGAAAAATACGAACAGTATTTGAAGATTCAGGCTGATAAAGTTCTCACAAGCTTTGAGGAGAGAGTGCATATAATCTTGCTCAATTATCCGCAATACACGCACGAGCAAGTGTTGGAGATGGACGAGGCTGACGCTGTAGAACTGGCAAAAGCAGCAATGCGTCGCGAATGTGAGCGAACGCTGAGTCTCTTGTCGGTAGTAGCAGCAGCACAAAACAGGGAAGCGTACAAAAAAATGCATGGCACCCTGACAAAGGCTATAAAGGAGCTGAAATGAGTTTATCTGTTGCGACGAGAAGTATTAACATATCCGCGCTTAGCGTTGTATGTGTCGACGATCTCACCAGCTTTGGCAATTGTTTTAACGGACCCAAGGTAAGCGTATCCACAAGTAAACGTATACATCAATCCTCGGGTAATTCTTCCCATATAGAACCATGGCAGTCCATTAAAAAATGGAATCAAACCAATCAGAGCAAGCTTTTTGAATGTTTCAACATCTTTCATTATAAGATCCTTTCTTTAGTAAAGAAATTATACCACGGAAACGAAATATGAACCAAGGAACAATAGTAGTTACCTACAAAGTTGACAGGTCAAAATTTGACAAGTCTGTTTCTGATGTTCAGAAAAAAATGAAGAGCGCCGCCAAGGATAATGACGAGCTTACCAAGAAAATGGCTGATTCTTGGAGCAAGATTGGAACTGGATTTAAGCAGCTGGGGGTTGGCATAAAAAATGCGGCAGTTGAGAGTGCTGCCATCATCTCAAAAGAGCTTATTCAACCAATCACTAACAAGCTAGCGCCATTGGCAAGTAAAATCAGCGCAGGTTTTGCAAATATTGGCAATCGCATTGCCACATTCTTTTCACCAATGACTAACGCTGCCAGCAAAGCTGCTAGTGCAATATCTGCGGCTTTCGTTAGAGCACGCAATGCTGTTGCAAATACGTTTAGTAATATCGGCGCGTTCATATCATCGAAATTATCTATCGGCGCTAATGCAGTAGCTAGTTTTGCAGCTAAAGTTGGACAGGGTATGGCGTTGGTGGCGCAAAAACTCGCCGCACCATTTATCTGGCTAGGTAAGGGTATAGGCACAATCCTAGCACCTGTCGCGCAAAAAATGATAGCAGTATTCGGTGGAATCGGCGGCGCGATTGGACGCAACTTAGCACCCGGACTGTCGACGATTGGTAGCGGTATTTCTGGTATGTTTAGTGCACTTGGCGGCAAAATTAGCAATGCTGTTGGTGGCATGGTTAGCCAGGTAATGCCACACATCAACTCTCTGGCTAGCGGCTTAAAGGAGAAATTAGGCGGTGCATTGAGTCATGTCGGTGGCGTGGCTAAAGGACTAGGCAAGGCATTTGCTATTGGAACAGCGGCCGCAGCAGTAGCGATTGGTGGGCTAGCCAAAAAATCTGTCGAGGGATTTGCAGAATGGGAACAGCTGGTTGGCGGTGTTGATACACTGTTTAAGAAATCAAGCGACACAGTTCAGGCGTATGCGGCGAATGCTTATAAAACGGCAGGATTATCGGCAAACCAATACATGGAGACCGTCACAAGCTTTTCGGCGTCATTATTGCAAGGTCTGAAAGGCGACACTGAAAAATCAGCTCAATATGCTCATATGGCCGTTACAGACATGGCTGATAACGCCAACAAAATGGGCACTGATATTGCAAGGATCCAGGATGCCTACCAGGGCTTTGCAAAAGACAACTATACCATGCTCGACAACCTGAAGCTTGGCTATGGCGGTACTGCTGGCGAGATGGCACGCCTGGTTAACGAAACAGGCGTGATGGGTAAGGGTTTCAAGGCGACGGCTGAGAACGTTAAAGATATTCCGTTCGATAAACTTATCGAAGCAATCCATAAAGTTCAGGAAAAAATGGGTATTACTGGTACGACCGCTAAAGAAGCTAGCGAGACTATTAGTGGTAGTTTTTATTCGATGAAGGCTGCTTGGTCGAATCTCGTTGCTGGTATCGGTAACGAAGATATTTCGTATGATGAAATACTTGGTAATTTTACATCGTCTGTCGAAGTGTTTTTGAAAAATATGGTGCCAAGGCTGGCGGATTCTATCGGAGGCATTTCTAGGGCGTTGCCAGAGATAATTAACAGATTGACACCGCTTATACCACCAATTCTCGGTAAATTGTTGCCAGCTGTCATTAATGGAATCATCCTCCTGCTCAACGCACTGGTTCAAACCGCGCCGCAGTGGATTGGTCAAATCATAGCTATGCTACCAGCGCTGATTCAGGGCTTTATGCAATTGTTTATGGCGCTTTTGCAAGCTGCGCCGCAAATTATCGCAGTGATAACACCGATGATTCCACAGATCGTCGATAGCCTGGTCACAACACTGACGGAGCCGACTATGCTACAGGCGCTGATCATGGGTGCGATTCAGCTATTCTTAGCCATAATTGAAGCATTGCCTACAGTTATTAACGCGCTGGTCGACGCACTGCCACGTGTCGTTGACGCAATTGTTACGACACTGACGCAACCAGTAATGTTGCAGAAATTAGGCGAGTCTGCAGTCAAGCTACTGTTCGCGTTGATCCATGGCATTGGCAGTATGCTTGGTCACATCGGCAGTGCTGCATGGAAAGTCATCAATAAAATCGTCGAGGTATTATCGCCGTCAAGTCTATGGAGTGTTGGAGAAAATCTAATCAAGGGGCTGTGGAATGGCATTAGCAACGTGACCGGCTGGATTCTAGATAAAATAAAAGGGTTCGGCAAGTCTGTACTTGATGGCATCAAGAATTTCTTTGGTATCCATTCACCGTCGACTGTCATGGCAAAGATGGGTGGATTTTTAGGACAAGGATTTGCTAACGGCATCACTGACAGTATTGGAGGTGTGTTATCAGCGGTCGATACAATGAATGGCGCAGTTTCTGGCAGAATGACAACTTCGCTGTCGCCTGATTTTAGTGCATATGGTAATGGTAGTATCTCTTTACGAGCCGACGATATCTGGGGCGGCAAAAACAATGGCGGCTCTAATGATGGGTATCCGCAAATCAACCAAACCGTCAACTTGACGAACGGGATTGACGTCGATCAATATAACCGCAGCCTGGTGCAGCAAATGAGGAGAGGGTAGACATGAGAACATATGATGTACAGATCACTAATATGCGCACTAATGAAAGCGTATTTCTGGCAGGCAGCAAACAAGGATTGTCACATCTGACGCCGCCATTGAAAGGATTTGGTGACCCAGATGTTCGCAACAGCCAGTATGTGTTTTCTGGTGCTGACGGCGGTAGTGTGGATGAGCAGTTCTATGGCGTGCGGCAAATACCGCTGAGTTTTTTCGTGGCAGTGGAGCACGACGGAAGACTTACCGAGATGCACGCCGAGATGGCAAAAATTGCTAGAACCATCAAAATCCGCGACAAGTTGCGAGTGCAATTGTTCACGCCAACTGGACGCGTCTACCAGACTGTCGCCAAACTGACGCAGCCTCTTGATCCAAAAATTGAATGGCCGCTCATCGCCGATTATGACATCGAGCTGGTTGCTGGCGACCCGCGAATGTACGACTACACTGACGGTGCCGCACAGCGAATCACGCTAGAGCGTCCACGTGACGGTGGTTTATTGTGGAGTCCTACAGGGCTACTTTGGGAGCGTGACGGCTTGCACTGGATATCTGGCGGGGGGCTGAATCACGCCACAAATGATGGCAACACGTATGTTTGGCCGATAATCACAATTACTGGCAAAGTCACCAACCCGACCGTGTCCAACCAGACAACTGGCGAGATTTTAGCACTGAATATCAGCACAACAGACAGCGACACAATCGTATTTGACACATACAACCGAGAGGTGACTCTGAACGGTGTGGGTATCGATAATAACCTCGCCAGCAGTCAATACTGGCGTTTGGTGCCAGGGCTAAATGAGCTGATTTTCAACACGTCAAACAGCACCGATACTGGAACAGCCACCGTTGAGTGGCATAACGGTTACACAGGAGTAGCGTAATGGATGAATACGTACCACCACGCTACACCATCGAGCTATGGCACCGCGGAAAGACCAAGGTGGCAGATATTACGAGGCTTTGCCAAGATGTTGACTGGAGTATGACTCGCAATGGTGTTGAGTCGCTAGATTTTAATATGTCAATGCCAGACTGGGAGGAGAAGTGCCGGCGGATCGGCGAGAACCCAAACACTATATTGAAGCCGTGGGTGAGTGACGTCAGGGTCAAACGCAACGGCGAATATTTGTTTGGTGCGGTAGTAGTGGAAGCTAATCGCAACCTGAACACCGACGACGCACGAATACTAGTGCAGTGCGACGGATATTTGAATCTGATTGACGCACGATACCTGAACGGACGCTGGAAAGGGATTGAAGCTACTGACATCGCTTGGGGCATCATCCAGGAGGTGCAGAATCGACCTAACGGAGATGTTGGTATTACCAGGGGTAGCAGGCAGTACCGCACCGGCGTACGACGTGACAGAATGGATGATTGGGATGATATCAACGCCAAAGACGCGTTGGTGTCGCTAACGAATTTGCAGGACGGTAAATTCGATTTTCGATTCACCTATGACCGCAAGTTTGAGACGTTTCAGACGCTTGGCAGTGAACGGCCAGACGTGACAGTGCACTATCCTGATGACGGGCTGGGAATCGGTGCTATTCGTATGGAGTTGCCACAATCTGGCGCAAACCTGTACAACAACATCATAGGCAAAGCCTCTGGCATGGGCGAAGAGACAATTCGCTACAGTGCTGAGGACGTTTTGAGCCAGCAGGAGTTTATCTTGCGCGAAAAGGTACAGCTGTACAACAGTATTAAAAATCTGTCGACATTGGCTGGGCACTGCGAGGCTGATGTGGCGATGATGAGCCGTTTGGTCGATTTGCCGCGAGTCACAGTGCGTGGTACCCAGTTTGATTTGAATAGTATCGGCGTCGGTGATCGAATTGTTGTTAAGCAAAGTAAATATTCATCCTGCCCGTTGAGTGGCTACTATCGTATCGAGCAACTGTCGGTGAAGGTCGACGAGAACATGAGCGAGGAGATAACTTTAACTCTGGACAATTACGACCTATGAGCGAGCGATTAAACCTAGTGGAGGAACGACGTGCTATTGGCAAATTGCGGGCACTTCTGCGTGCCACCGAGCAGATGAAAGCAGCACAGAGAACCAGCAATAAGTCTGGCATTATTTACTATGAGACAAAAAGCGCTCAAGAATATGACGCGATGATACCTGTCACATATGACCCGACTTTTCCTAGCGGCAGAATAATCAAGATTGAGACGACATTTACCGCACGCAAACAGCAGTGGCCGTACGTGCTGTTTTTACCGCAGTTTTATGTCGGAGACAACCCTGACACGCTGGCGGGTGCGCAGCCAGTCACCGGCAGTATTATTGATCAGAGTTCGCCAGATATCAATAAGTTAGAGGTGCCATATCAACTAGCGTTTAGCGCCAGCACCACTATCGACAATCCGCCGCAGGGGCAGACGAAGTATGTGTACGCTAAATGCGTTTTTCTGGGGACCGACAAGGGGTCGTTCAGTATGAAAGCGAGCCTACTATGAATCGGGTGAGTATGCTGCCTGAAAATCAACTAGCGGACATCATAGCGTCACTTGACCGCAATATTCGCGATCTTAAAACTGGTCAGGTAATGGCGTCGAGCGGTCTGGTGTTTTACGAGAGTGCCAGTAACAACGAGTGGGATTTTAATCAGGTGGCTAGTGCAGTTGGTGGGCAACAGCAAGCCTCTGGCGTGCCATTTATCATTACGGCGGCCGCAAAAAAGGATAAGACGTTCTTGTTGGCTGATTTGATTATTGACAAGATGTTGATAAACAGTGCAGCACCAACGCGTATTGACATAATACCAATATCGAGCGACGCGCGGCATATTCGTAAGTGGTTTGCATACGTGTACGTGCGAAAGGGGCTGGGCAGTGTATTGGCACAGATGAAGTGTGCTGTGGTGGCAAATACTAACGTTGATTTAACCGTTGAAAGCAGGATGTTATGAGGATTCAAGAGATAGATGGTGAGACGATGGCGCGAATCATTACGCGGTGCGAGCGTGAAATTACCGAAATGAAAGCCACGCAGCGTGTTGGTGCTGACGGTGTGCAGGTATTTCGCGTCAAGTTAGAAGCGGCGATCGACAAGCGTGACGCAACGTTTCTGAGGCGGTTCAAAATCGTATTTACGCCGAAAGCTAGCACGTATCGGTCGGGTATGGTCTTTAAGCTGATGGTTGGCAGGCGCAGCAATCATGGCTCGAGATTAGAGGATGTTACTCGCTATTTCCAGCGTCGGCGAAGCAGTGACGGTGTACAGACGTGGCTAAATATATTAGATTTTTTGGTCGACCTCGACAGCAACACGTTCAAAATCTACGCGTTCGCTACGTCTGATGGCGAGCTGAGAGTTGAGTATACCTAATCTGTAATGTAGTAAGTGAGAATGAATAATATACGAGACAAAGAATCAATGAATCAAACGCCTAAAACGGTGCGGGAATTGGGCATCATAATAACAGCACGCGATGATGTGCTGAATGAGCGACTATCTTCTATAAACGACAACGTGTCGCGACTGGCGGAGTCGGTAAGTCAACTGGCACAATCGAAAGCCGATGCCGAGGAGCTTAAAGCCCTGATAGCTCGCGTGGAACTGATGCAAGGCAATTATCTGTCCAAGAGCGAAGCCAAGATTGGTGCTGGCGTAATGACAGCAGTAATTACTGTGATTGGCTTTATGGTCGATTTGATTGTGAGAGTCGTGAATAAACCGTAAACAGGAGGCAACAATGGCAGTCAGACAAACTTACAATCCAAATATCAATGTCGGCGCACAGAGTGGTTGGTGCTTACAATATGTAGATGATGCGATTAGCTCATTAACTCGCTCACCGAACGCTCAAACAGCGTACTTAAACGAATTAAATGCTGGTCGTATAAATACAGGTCCCGCACCTGTTGGTATTTGGGTGATTGGATTTTTAGGCTTTTCAAGAGGTATTTATGTAGATGACGGACACGTCTTTTTGATGAGAAAACGCGCCGACGGTTCAATCGAAATCCACGACAGCGAAGTTCATAGCGGAGCAAGAGGGATTTACAACAGCATTGAAGAACTGATGAGATGGATGGGTAATTACGGACCAGATTATCTCGGATATTCATATTGTTGCGATGGCAGATGTATTGCTGAAGATTACGACGAAACTCAGCCGACAGATAGAAAAATGGAAGAAGACGGCAACGCTCGCGACGAAGCCAACACAAATTCAGCTATTTTTCAGGAATTAGAAAAAGGCGACGTCATCTCGATGAAAGGCTACGTTACGAATGGTCAAGCGGTTGCTGGAGATACCGTTTGGTACGTAACTGCTCGAAGTGGAAAATATATGAGCCGTCAGCTATTCGAGGACAAAGATTTGCATGACTTGCCAGACTTAACGCCTACACCAGAACCTCAACCAAAGCCAGAAGAACCACAAGAAGACTACAGCAAGATTATACTAGACGTCTCAAATCACCAAGATGACTCTATTGTAAATCATTTTCATAAGTTCGCTGGCGTAATCCTTAAAGCTGGACACGTCGGTCAATCATTCGGTGGTGATGTGAATAAGATTGACCCTAAATTAGTCAAATTTGCTAAAGCCGCAGGAGATAAGCTATTAGGTATTTACTGGTTGCCTTATTTCTCAACTGAAGAAGAAGCTAAGACTGAAGCAGAGCGTTTTATCGAAGCTCAAAAGCTTGTCAACGCAACTCTATTGTTTGTCGACTTGGAGCCAGATTTTGAGGGAACACTCGAGCAATTGAAGCTATTTAAGAACTTAGTCTTACAGAAGACGGGAAAACAGGTGTTCACTTACGCAGGTGAAGCTATTATTAAGAAATTAGGCTTGGACCGAGTGGATTGGTACCCGAATTACGGAGAAGCAGGAAACTATGCACATGGTTCATTTATCCATCAGTACTCAGAGACGTTGACCATCCCTGGATACGGAGGGAAGCTAGACGCTAATGTTTCGAATAAATCCATTGACGAGCTACGAAACATGGGCGGCGTTGTATTCCCAAAACCACAAGAAGCACCACAAAACAGCGAAACAGACATAGTGCCGTCTGAACCAGAAAAACCACGGGAAGTGCCAAATAATAAACCAAAGGAGGAAAAAATGGCAACACCAGTATTCACCAAAAAAGACATCGAAGCAATCGAAAAAGTGACCGCCGAAGAAGCTAAGCTAGCACAAGGACTAGCTGAGACAGATGAGGCTCAGGAGATCATCAAAGGTATCAGTAAACGAACCAAGCTAATTGTGTATATTATCGGTGACCTGCTGCTTGGTGCAAGTGCAATCGCACCACAAGTAGCAATTGCTGTACTATCTGGCGACCCATACGTCAAGATTAACGCTATCAGCGGTGCTTTAGCTACGGCTGGCTTGTTCTTGCTAACTATGTTTGGTATTTACAAAAACGGCAAGAATAAATAA